AAATGCGTTTGCGACAACTATTAAATGACGGTTAGCTTGTATAGTATATTTATGTTTTTCTGCCTGGTCTCTTTCAGTTTTAGTATTATGGTCGATGCCTCTTATTTCCCACTGGTCAAATGACGGTGCAACGGTTGGTTTTTTATCATCTTCTGTTTCTATAGTTTTGAATTCAAAATTTAATAATTGTTGCGCAACTACATTATTTACTACACGTCTACCAGCAGTAATAAATAATAAATCTTTTTCCCAATTAATCTTATCATTTGCATCTGATACTATCATTGTATTTGCATCAACCGTTCCATTTTGAGACAAATCTAATGGAAATTCTAAATCACTACTATCCACCTTAAAATTAGGACGCGGAGTATAAACATCTTCTATATCTGAATATAATTCTCTAGGAGTTTTTTCAACTGCTTCCTGAATAAGCTCTGGTGTATTAGTACCTATGTTTGTTGTTATAATTTCTTGCTCATTCATAGGAGGTTGATTTTGTTTAAGCAATTCTATATTTTCCTCTGTCATTGCCTTCCCTAGTGCGGAATTTGGGTCTAAATGGTATATGTTATGTGGCATATATTATCTTCCTTTTATATAGAAACTTTGAATGTATCTTTAATATCATAATATGAATAATCTGTAGACGCTGCTGCAGCTTTGTATCTTAATTGTATTTTGTAATCTCTTTCTTCAAATAAACTGTCTGAATATAAATCGAAATAATTACCTTTTGTACTATGACAAGAAAGATTTGTGTATGTATCATCATAGGGTATTATTGTTTCATTTGTTTTTACATCTTTTATTGAATAGCATACAAGATTATTGGGTGTATATGTTATATCAAGCTCTGCTGATGTTGTTCCATAAGTTTTAACAGGATATTTTTCTCTACCTGAAATATAAAATCTAATTTTACCACCTCGTTTATAATTTCCTCTATTATTTCTTAAATAAAAGAATACTGCTCCAGTATCAGACATATCTAAAGCTGAAAGAGAACCTGTTGCCCAAGCTTTATCATTCCAACATATTTCTAGTCTAGGAGGATATACTGTATGTGTATTTTCAGCAAAAAATTGTAATGACCCATATTTGTTTGTATCACCTTCTTGGTTAGTTGCAGGTGTTGCTGTTGAACCACTTCTTTTTGTTATAAATCCTTCATTGGGATATTCAGATGAACTCCAATCTAATGTAATGTTTGTAACGTCCATTCTTATATCTGTTGATTCATGTGTAAATGATTGCGTTGCAAAAGAAGCTGTATACCAAGTACCACCACCATTATTTGTTTGGCCATTTGAACCAGTTCCTGTAGTTAAAAATCCACTGTTAAGAGGACCTGCTCCACTTGCAGTTACCCAGGGTGTGCCTGATGTTCCATCACCACTTCTGTTTGTCCAGCTTACACCATCAGTTACTCTTGGTTTGTTTCCATATCTACCCAGGCCCATATCCCAAGATTCTGAAATTGGATGCACAACTAGATTATAAGAATATGGAATTACTAGAGATTGTGCTGTATATAAATTTAGATACATCGAGTTTGATGCAGCTGTTGAAGCAGAACCTGCATTTATTTTTGACCAGTCTATATCAAAATATACTAAAGCTCTAGAGTTATATGTGTTAGCAGTCAGCGAGGATGATACTATTTTTTGTATTTCAAGTATTTCATCTATACCTGTGTTCATGTATTCTGTATCAACATCTTCAGAAGCAGCTGTGCCTTCGTATATTGTTGCGTCTTTTTTTGAATATATACTATATATCATTTTAATACCCCACTATTCTGCCTTTAATATCTTGATTAGGAAACTTAACTTCAAATATACTTGGGTCCATAGACGGATATACAACCCCTGATTTCGTGGCCCCTTTTATATCATATACATTTCCACTATATCCAGCATCTGCATCCCATGTATTATATATTCTTAAACTTTTGATTGTTTGTACACCATCTATTTTATCTAACTCTGTTGCAATTTTTGATAATATAATTGGTTCGTTTATTGACCAGTTATCAGAATCAAATATACATTTTAATTTATTTATGCATCTTAAAAGCACTTCTTTGTTTTGATAGCCAGGTCTTGGAAGTATACTAAAATCAATACCTATATTTATAATATGAGCATTTTTAATGTTAACTGCATCTGTCAACATTCTATATTGAGAAAGATATGTTTGTAAGTTTTGTCTTGCTAATGGTGTTAATGGCACACAATTTTTATCACTATCATATGCCAATGCGTAAAGATTAATTGCCAATGGATTTTTTATTTCATGTGTACCTATAGTTTGTAACCAATATTGTTCATCTTTATCTAAATAAGCTTTTGTAACTGAACCGTATTTTGCTGGCATTGCATATACTCTTGCAATATAATCTTCTCTTGTTACAGCTCTGTTTTGAGAAGAATAATGAGCCAATGCATTATATTTTATTTCATCTAATGTTTCTTCAGAGCGGCCGCCAACTGCAGGTTGTAGATTTACACACGCTAAAGAATTTTTAACTACAGTTACCTGGCCAGCATTTAATCCATCTTCATCAAGATATAAAGTGCTGTCTGTTATTTCGTTTATTTTTCTAGATAAAACATTTGATTCTAAGCCACCGCCCACAAGATACCTTATTGTAAGTGTTTCATCGCTAGGTGCTTGACCATAAGCTCTTGTGAACATTGTGTTTGTTGGGTCGAATGATATATCAATATAAGCTGCACCATTCATATAGTTTGCGGATGTATTTCCATAAGGTAGTTGCATACCTATGTTTTCTGGATTTGGTACAATAACTTCATCGGGTTGTGTAGATATACCTGCACCAAACCAGAGCTCTGTATAATTGTCTGCTCTTATATGAGTTGTAAATCTTCTTGCAGTTCTTCTTAGTTTTAAAATATATGGAGCATCATAATTATATGCTGACATAGATGGGTCCGAGCCCCAATTATTTATAACGTCTTCAAAAATATTGTCTTGAGCGAGATATGGAACTTCATACCATTTATTTCCTGCTGTGTCTGTTACGTCTAATATACCAATAATTTTATCACTACCTAATTTTATTTTATCATATTTTTTAGGGTCTGTAAATATAAAATCTTCTGATTTTACCTCTCCTGCAATTGCTGGAGTTTCTTTTTTTAATAGATAGTATTCTGGGTCACCATTAGTATCTACTTTATATATTGTTGTTTCTCTTGGACTCTTTAATGTATCAGTACTAAAATTAACTTGTTCTTGAGTTAAAAATATTTTATTGTCTGTAGTTTTTATTTCCATACCAGCAGCTACCTCTAAGCAATAACTAAAATCTGGTTGTCCGGTAGCATCAACTGGAACAACTTGATATATAGACATATTAACAAGTGATGGAACTACAGGTTTTGTTTTATATCCAAGAGCTCTTGCCAAATCAATTATATTTTCTCGTTCTTCCGCGTGAACTAATAAACTTTCTTTTAATTGATTATCGACATAATATGATAATACATCTCCAACATAAGACGCCATTTCTATAAACATCATACCTGGAGAAGATTCATTGAAGTCATTATATATATCTGGAAAATAATTTTTTGCATAGTTTACTAAATCATTTCTAAAGCCTGAAAAATCTTTATTAAGATATTTTAAATCTCTTGTTTGTTTTTTATCTAAATTACATATATTTGCCATTATAAGTGTCCTATATTATTTATTGTAATCGTTTCTGTATTTATACTATCATTAAACAAAGCAAATTTAATTTTTATATTTACTCTATTTTCTTGATTTGATTTTTCAACTATAACATTAAGCAAGTTTATATATGAAAGCCATATATTGGCTTGTTTGTATATTTGTTTTTTCATTCTATTTAAAAGTGAAGGTGTGAGGTTCTCAAACATTGAACTCCAAATATCACAACCAAATTCAGGATGCATTACTCTTTCACCTCTGTTTGTAAGTACTAAATTTCTTAAATTTGTTTTAGCTTGTTCAAGAGTCGTATATGATAAATGAAAATCTCCTTGAGTTTTTGATTTTATAGAACTGCTTATAGGTTCGTCGTCTGCAAGACTTCCTGTTCCATAAGCAGAGGCTGACGGTACTAAATCAAATTTGTATGCAGCACTGCTATCATTTGTTAATGGTAGTGTTAAACCTATTGCTACGTCTTTTTCAAAATCAATTGGATTATATCTATACTCTTTTCTTTTTCTCATTTATTAAAATCTTTTTACTAACTCTGTATAATCTCTATTAAGCGCTTTTTTTAATGATGGGTCGAGTTTACTAGTATCAACAGGTCTATTGTTTGTATCTGTTTGTGGTGTCGTTCCTTGCATACCAGCAAATTTATTTCTAATTTCTTGTTGGCTTATTTCTGGCCATTCACTAGAATCAAAACCAGATGTCTGATTTAATGCTTCATTTAGCATTTTATTTTTTGTAAACTTTTTATTAATACTTTGTTTTTTAGGTTGCTGTGCTTTTTTATTCTCTAATATATTTAGTACTTCGTTAATTTCACCTTGTACGGTTGTTTTAACTTCTTTTCTTACAACCTCTCTGATAATTCTTATCAAATCTTTTTTTGTCATGGTTATACTCCTATAGTTTATATATAAATATCTTAAATATAGAAAGTATTGCTATAACCACATCATAGGTGTAGGTCCAGCATTATATATCATTGTACCTTTTAAAAACCAAGAGTTTATTAAATTACCGCAATGCTCGAGCCATGCTTTGTTTACAGTTGAACCCATACCTACCGAATCCAATTGTTCAAATGCAGGTGCACCTGGAGGTGGTGCTGCTGTAGCTATTGGTTGAAAACCTGGCAGTATTATTGATGCAAATGTTGTAAAACTATTTTTTAATACTGCATATTTTGGTGTCGATGATGTGCAACCTAGTAGTACATTTTTTTGTGCTGCCTTGCCTAATTCAATCATAGTGTTCGGGGGTATTAAACCTGCCGCTCCCAGTGCTGTTGCTTCAGACCAAACTGTTGCCCATTTTTCTGGTGGACTGGGTGGTGGCTGTGTAACCAATTGGCCTTGTACTGGTTCTCCTGGAGGTGTATCTCCTTCAGTTGGTCCTTCGTATGTTGATGATTCTGGGTCCAACCTGGTTTGTAGTTTTGCAACAAAAGGTTTTATTAAAAATGGCATACTATTGCTTCATTGATTCTAATTGTGTCTTTAACATTCCATATATTGCTGCATTAACAGGAGGGCCGGATGGGCCGGCTGGTGTTGGGTGCATCTCCATAGTCAATTGATTAAGTGTTTCTAATAATATATCTGCAAGAGCAGTTACGTTAACTTTCCATTTTGAAGTCGAAAGGCTTATATCTTTTTTTGCAGCTATAATTATATTATCTTTTTTTGCATTGAATATTAATCTATCAGAACTTATTATTACCTGTGGTTTTTTTACGTATGCGTTCATAGGGTCCATAGGTACTACAGCACCTGTAGGTACAGCAACTGTTTGAGGCGCTTCTTTGTTTGCAAGTTCTATATCAATCTTCTGAGTGCTGGTCAACATTATTGTTGATTTATCTTTATTGATGTCTTCTATTTTGCTATCGTCTGCAAATTCGTTTGTGAGTATCATTATTGGGTCACCACTATCAGTTCCTTCTGACCACGTGTTTGGTGTTTCTGCACCGATAATTGTTGAACCTAATCTCATGCCGTTATCAAATCTGCCTTGTAATATTGTATCACCTTCGAATGGATGGATTTGTGGAGTTTCTTTTTCTTCAAATGTATCTCCTAGCTCGTCATTCAACCACTTATTGGAATTAAAACTAGCATTGGGAAGAGAATTTTCGTTTTTTTCACCATAAACACTTACAGTGCCTATAGAATAAAACACTGATGACTTAGGAACATTTTGCGTATCAATAGCAACTCCTTTTACAGCTAAAACAAATTCCCCTTTTAAAGGAAGAGTCATTAAATCTCTTGTTAATGGTGTTACCCAAGCATTTCCCGATTCAGGGTCGCCGCTATAACCAGCACCACTTGAAAGTGGTTTTATTTTCATGGCACCTAATGTAGTTTCTCCTTTATAGTCTGGATGGTCTTTGTTTGTTATGACATCTAAAACTTCACCGCATATTACTCTTACATCATTGCTTGAAAGTGCACTAGCATTTAATCTTAATTTATTTACAGTACCTGCGTTAAATTTAAATGCCACTACCTATTATCCTCTACATCTGCTACAGCTTCTAATAATTGCTTTTTTTCTTCTTCAGTTAGAATAACACCTGTGTTGCTATCGTCTGTTCTACTAAATGCCCTTTGTACAATTGCTGCCATTTTAATTAAGTGCTCATCATTTTTTACAGCGACTTCCAAATATTCTTTTATTATAGGTACTAATATTGTTGCGTCACCCATATTTTTAATCATAGGTTGTAGTTGTTTAATTAACTCGTTTATTTGTGCTTCTTTCTTTTTAGAGTTTTCATATATATCTTTCATAAGACCAGAAAATGTCTTACCTTTGAATATCTCATCATTGTTTGTATCTTTCATTTGTAGTTCTCCTATTATATAAGTATTACACAATAAAAAACCTGGAGCGGTTAGCCCCAGGTTTCATATTTTATAAACTGTGATTATTTCTTAACGAAGAATGACATTACAACTAGTAATACTACTAGTCCTGTAAAGCCACCTGTTCCAAATCCATTTACTAGACTTGTAAGGTTAGCGATAACGTCCATTCCAAATACCGACCCGCCCGTTAGAACGTACCATAAGATTGTCACTGGAAGAACAGCCAATAAGACTGAACCTAAACCCGTAAAAAATCCTGTGATGTATTTGATTACATTTTCCATAATACTCTCCTGTTTTGGTTTTAATTGTTTTTGGCAATATTGCCCCTTAGCGCGATGATTAGTCTATAATACTTTAGAATTTAAGACCAAACCCTATTGTAAGGTTTGTTGTCTTTTCTCCAGTATTATAAACAACTTTAGGGTCTACATACACACCCTTATGAATCGTAAACATTTTACCTATACCGATATTCATGTCATCGGTATTTAAACCAGTTGTTGCAACATATACAAAATAATTACTCATGTAATACCTTGCATGAAAATCATATTCTATATCTGCTGCGGAATCTGCTTGTGATACGTTCAAACCTATCATAAGGTTATCAGTCACACCATATCCCATTGTTGGTGATACTGACCAATCAGTCCAAGCCGTATTTGCAATATCGCCTGTCCCAACGTACCAATCACCTTTTTGTTGTGCTTGTGTTGCGAAGATAGTTGCTACTGCAAATATCATTGTTAAAATTAATTTTCTCATAAATTTTCTCCTTTTGTAATTATTGTTTTGGTATTATTACCACCATCGCGCGGTGTTGAATTAACTATCCCTTGATAGATAATATACTTTTTTTTAAATTCTTTTTTCATTGTATTTACAACTTTTGATATGTCTTGAGTTTTTTCATTTGTCATTTCTCTTATTAAAACATATAAAGCTTTTTTATTATATTTTTCTATATTTTCTCTACGTCTAAATAACTCCAATACGGCATACGCAATTTTCTTTTCACTTTGCTTGGTATGTTTTTTATCAACTTCAGTATCGTATTGATTTACAAAACTATTTGTAAAATCTTTGAGAGATTCTTTTCTTTCTGTATCTTCCATTTCGTTATGCACATTTCTTATTTTATCAACAGCCAATAAACCTGTTTTTGATTTAAGCATTTTATAAGCCTTGTTATTTGTTTGTATACAATAATTCTTTGCAACAATACTAAAATATGAAAATGCACGTCCTTTATTTTCTGTATATTTTGGAAGCTTCTGAAGTAAAAATGCTATAACTTCATATTGCTTGTCTTCTGTTGAGCCGTCCAT